GCAACATGCCATAAAGCCACGTTATCGCCCATGGTTGGGTTTCCAGTCAAAATAGCGTAAACCAAATCAGATTGTTTCTGAGCAGATTTCATTGCAAACGCTTGAGGAATGTACAAAAATGCAGGTGCCGCACCAGCATAGTCAATAAATTAAGGGCGGTTTAATTATCGCCCTATTTTTTAACTAATAAAAATATAAAAATGAAAAATTACATTCAAAAAGGGAGTGTTATTGAAATTGTTGCTTCGGGAGCAATTGTTTCCGGTTCTATTGTAACTGTAGGCGCGACCGCTGGTATTGCTGCGGGAACTTATGAGACTGGAGATATTGCAATTGTAAATCTTGACGGTGTGTACAACGTAGCGAAAGATGCTTCTGTAATCGCTCAAGGAGCCAAATTATACATTGCAGCAGGAGTTGCTACAACTACCGTATCAACAAACGTATTTTTGGGCTACGCTCACACGTCTGCATTGACTGGTGACACAACTGTAAACGTTCTTTTAGCACGATAAAATGAATATATTTGACTCACTTAAAAAACAGGCTTTCGACGTTGTTGTTGACACAATGGGGTATAATGCTACTTGGATAAGTGAGTCAGATACATTTACGGCTAGAGTTGGTTATAAAGACCCGAGTGAAAAACAAGAACTTTCAGGAATTGATTCTTGGAATCCAGACGAGCCATTTATGGAGTATCGAGTTGGATTTTTTGAGAATCTTAAAACAAGAGTTGACACAGGAAATCTTGAATACGTGACAATTGAAGGCATTGGATATTTTGCGGTTGTAGAAGTAAAAACTAAATACGACGGTGAAACGTTTGTAGCTAGATTAAGACGTACAATACCATAAAAAATGAATTACGAGACTTTAGAAAACGAAATCGTGGCTAGATTATCACCGTTTATGACGGCTGGAATCACAGTTGAAAAAATTCCTGAGTTGGAATCTGAACGACAAAAGCCATTGCCTACAAAAGCAAAGTTTACCGTAATTTATGCAGGTTCGGAATACGGAAGCGCATTAAGTACCGCTCAAATTTCGCAGGAAGAAAAGATTTTCATTCAGATTTTAATTGAAAGCACATTTTTGCGTGGAAACTTTGGAGTTTACAATTTAGCTAGTCTTTTAAAGAAAGCTTTGACAGGCTTTCAGCCTTCGGGATGCAGACGAATTCAATTAACGAAACATCACACTATTGGCGGCGAAAATGCTGAAAAAATCAATAATCAATGGAATTATAATGTAATTTTTCAAACTACATCATTACACGTTGAGGATTTTACAGAGGATTTAACGCTTATTTTACAAAAAATTACCCTTGTTGACAAGCCAGATGGTGAAATCAATATAATCGAAATAACAGAATAAATTTAATTTTTAATTAATTAATAATATATGGCAGCTAACTATTTACATGGTGTCGAAACCATAGAGATTGACCAAGGCGCACGTCCTGTACAGGTAGTTAAGTCTTCGGTTATTGCGCTCGTTGGGCTTGCTCCAATTGGCACAAAAAATGAGCCTATTTTGGTTTTGTCGCCAAATGATGCTGCTCAATTCGGGCAACAATTGCCAGGATTTACAATTCCACAAGCGTTGGATGCTATTTTTAAACAGGGTCCAGCAACGGTAATTGTTGTAAACACGTTCGATTCTACAACGAATACCGAGCAAATCACGCTTGAATCACATACAATTGTAGGTGGAAAATTGAAATTGTCCGCTGCTCCGATTGGAGCTGTAACGGTATTTTTGACTGACGGAACGACTCCTTTTACAGGCGTTGCGGGAACTGATTATAATATTGACGCTTTCGGAAACTTCACGGCATTGTCTGCTGTAGCTGCTGAAAACTTGCTTTTAAAATTTACTTTCAAAATTTTAGACACAGGCACTATTACTTCGTCTCAAATTATCGGAACAAATACCTCTGGTGTTCGTACTGGATCAAAATGTTTAGAATTGGTATTTAATACTTTTGGATTTACTCCAAAAATATTAATCGCTCCTGTTTATATTGAATTGGTAGCTGTAGCGACTGAATTTATCGCTTTGGCTGAGAAGTACAGAGCAATCGCATTAATTGACGCTCCTGTCACAACTACAGTTTCACAAGCTATCGCAGGGCGTGGACCAGCAAGTACGATTAACTTCAAGACTTCTAGCTATAGAGCGTATCTTTTATGCCCTCACTTAAAAGTTTACGATGCTGATTCAGATTCAAACGTAAATGCTCCTTATAGCCAGTTTATGGCTGGAGTTATGGCAAATGTAGATTTGAATGAGGGGTATTGGGTTTCACCTTCAAATCACGCTATTCAAGGAATAGTTGGTACCGAATATATTGTAACCGCTTCGGTTAATGACGCTTCAACAGAGGCTAATTTGTTGAATGAAAAAGGAATCACGACTACATTCACAGGATACGGTACAGGAACAAGAACCTGGGGAAATCGTTCAGCTGCATTTCCAGCAAATACAGACCCGAAAAACTTCATTCCAATTCGTAGGATTGCCGATGTTGTTCACGAATCACTGGAGCAAGCAATGTTGCCGTTTATTGATAAACCAATTAATCAGGCTACTATTGATGCAATTAGAGATACTGGAAACGGTTTTTTTAGAACCTTAATTGGGCGTGGAGCTTGTTTATCTGGATCAAAATGTATATATTCTGCTGATAACACAGCTGAAGAACTTGCCGCTGGACACGTGATTTTTGATCTTGTATTTATGGGACCAACACCAGCGGAAAGAATTACGTTCAAATCGTATCTTGACATTAATTTATTAACTCAAATCGTTTAAACTATGCCACAGATAGAAGTAAGTAGATTGACCAACGCCAACGTTTACGTTGACGGTCAGTCACAGCTTGGAAAAGCTGAAGAAGTGAATTTGCCAGATATTACATTTATGCTTTCTGAACATAAAGCACTTGGTATGATTGGTAAATTCGAGTTATTTTCAGGAATTGATAAATTGGAGGCGACAATAAAATGGAATTCATTTTATGCTGATGTTTTGAAAAAATTTGCTGATCCAAGAAAAGCAATGAAATTGCAGATCCGCTCTAGTCTAGAAATTCATAACTCTAACGGACTGCTTCGGGAAGTTGCGTGTGTAGCTTATTTGACTGTTCAATCAAAAAATTTCCCTGCTGGAAACTATAAGCAACACGACAACGTAGAGGCAACTTCTAAATTGACGTGTACGGCTTACAAATTGGAAATTGATGGGGCAGAAGTAATTGATTATGATGCTTTGGCAAACATCTACTCGGTAGATGGAGTTGACATTTTTGCAACATATCGAGCAAATATAGGTGGTTAGTTAATTTTAACAGAAAGGAGGAAAAATCGATGAAGTGATGTATCGATTTTTTTATTACATTTGTCCCTGTAAATCGCTAGTAGGTTAGTGGTTAGATTTGGGGAAATCTTAAAAACCGATATATTTTATGTATATCGGTTTTTTTTATTATATTTACGTTTTATTACGATGTGGTGAAATGGCAAACACGACTTCGGGGCGGTACGACACCCCGACCATAAAGAGGTTACACTCATCGTACATGACAGGTTCGAATCCTGTCCATCGTAATTAATTTAAAACTTATCAAAATGGAAAACAAAAAAACATTACCATCAAAAAACCCAAATGCGGTTAGCTCAGAAGAAAGAAACATTTACCAAGAGTTCGAATTACCAAGCGGTAAAAAATGCGTAATAAAACGTTTCAAAGGAAAGCACGTACAACAAGCGCAACGGCTTATGGATGCTGAATTAGGAGGTGAAGATTTTGCCGATTGTTTAGCCGCAATGCTTGTTGAAATTGATGGAAAGCCAGTTATTAAGGAAGATTTACCAGAAATGGATGGAGTAGATTATTTAAAAATGATAACTCCTATTAATCAACTTTTTACGTAACGCCAGAACAGTTAGTATTTCTGGCACATTTTATTGGAGGCGGCTTGAATCCACTATTTGAAATGGACGGCAACGACGTTCATTATTGGTTTGTCGAAGCGTTGAAATTACACGAAAAAATGAATCCTCCCGCAGAAACATAAACCGCACCGATAACGGTTGCGGTTTTTTTATATAAATAAATTATGGCTAAAAAAACATTTGAAGTTGCATTGCTCTTAACGGCCAAAGATGAAGCAACACGAATTATTGCAGCAGCAGCAGCGAGACAACGCCAAATTATGGCAATGTCAGAGCGTGGCGATAAGGCTTTTGCAACAGGCAGAACAGCTGGAGCAATTGGACTGAGTATCAGAGCTGCTTTGGCATTACCATTGAAAGCGGCTGCCGATATGGAATCAATGAATATCGCTTTGCAGACTTCTTTTCAGGGAAATCAAAAAGAAGCGAAAGCTGCATTCGATGCAATTAATAAGTTCGCTGCTAAAACTCCTTATGGACTAGAGGAAGTGATGACAGGATTTATTAAGCTGAAAAATATGGGGCTTGATCCGTCAGAACAAGCTTTGACTGCTTACGGAAACACGGCTTCTGCAATGGGTAAATCATTGAATGATATGGTTGAAGCGGTTGCAGATGCTGCAACTGGAGAATTTGAGCGATTAAAAGAATTTGGTATCAAAGCTAAGTCAGAAGGCGAAAACGTAACATTTATGTTCCAAGGCGTAAAGACTACCGTTGGTAAAAATTCAAAGGAAATTGAGCAGTATTTAAAGTATATTGGAAACGTAAAATTTGCTGGAGGTATAGAAGCGCAATCGAAATCGGTTAAAGGAATGCTTTCAACATTGAAAGATGGAGTAGTTATGACGGCTTCAAAGATCGGCACAACGATGTTACCAAGACTGAAAGAATTAATGAATCAGGTTACGCCTATAGTTGATAAAATAGCAGCTTGGGTAGATAAAAATCCAGCATTAACAGAAAATATTTTGAAAGCAGCAGCAGGAATGATGGCTTTGAGTTTAGCAGTGTCGGCCGCTTCATTCGCATTTGGAGGTGTTTTTAAAGTGATTTCTACTGGCAGGGCTATAATGAACGCTTACCGTACTTTAATGATTACCGTAACGGCTGTTCAGAATGCTATGGCTTTTTCAGCATTGGCAGGATCAACTGGAATACAAACGCTTTCAGCGGCATTAAAGGCAGCCAATTTAGCATTCTTGACTTCACCTATATTTTGGGTAATTGCCGCAATTGCTGTAGCTGCATTTTTAATTATAAAGTACTGGGATCCGATTAAAAAATTCTTTTCAAATTTATGGACAGAGATTAAGGCGGTTTTTTGGAAAGCTATAGATTGGGTAAAAGAATGGGGATTATTATTTCTTGGTCCGATTGGGTGGATAATCAAAGCGTGGCAATTAGTTCCTGATAAATTTAAGAACATCGGAGCTGATATAATTAACGGTTTATGGAACGGAATTAAAGCAAAAGCGGCGGCTTTATTCGATTTCGTCAAAGGAATCGGTAAAGGTATAGCTACGGCATTTAAAACAGTCCTTGGTATCGCATCGCCTTCAAAAGTGTTTATGGATTATGGGGTAAATATCACAGAAGGAGCGCACAACGGAATTAAGAAAGGAGAATCGAAATTAGTCGGGGCTTCCCGAAATATGGGCGGTGCAATTAAACCAACTGCAAGCCGTGGCGGTGGCAGTGGTAATTCATCGGTAACCGTAAATTTTGCACCTGTGATAAACGGAAGTTCTGGAGACGTTGCTAGGCAAGTAAAAGCATTAATTCCTGAATTAATACGACAAATAGAGGCGCAAATGCAAAGAAAAGCAAGATTAGCTTATTAAAATCAAACCTCCTTAATTGGAGGTTTTTTTGTATCTAAAATTTCATTATATTTACAAAAAATATTTTAAATGTACGCTCAATTAGGAAATATTCGTTTTGAAGGATTGAAAGGTTTTAGTAACTTTTCTCACGAAAGAGGCGTAAACTATGCTCAACATGAATTAATTAACGGCAAACCAAGATTACAGGCAGTTGGCGATAATCTAGATTCAATTTCTTTTGGAATGTATTTGCACTCGGAATTTACCAACCCCGAAGCTGACATTGAAACGTTACGCCTCGCAATGCAGAATCGTGAAGTTTTACCGCTGCTTCTTGGAAACGGTCGTATTTTAGGTTTTTTTGTGATCCCTAATTTTTCACAATCAAATTCGTTTACTGATCCGTTAGGAAATTTAATTGAAGTTACTTTGAATATCGAATTATTGGAAAGTTTTTCAGATAGTCCGCTTAGAGAGGCTGAATTACAGGCTATAAATTCAGCATTTGCAACGTCTCAAAGAAATTCAAATGTGCGTTCGGTTTTACCTGCAAAACTATCGAAGGGGATGACGATTAGCAATGAAATTTCAAACGTTCAAACATCTGCAACTATAGCCAGTATTCACACGGCAAATATCGCAGCAACTCCAAGCCGTTCAGAGTACTGGAGTGGCAAGATAAATAAGTCACTTACTGATATTGAAGGCAGTTTGACAACTGTAAACTCGTTGTTAATTGAGGATTCAAATTTGCAAGACATGGCTCCAGATATGCCAGCGGCTATAAATGATGTTTATGTCAGGGTTCAAAATATGAAAGCGGTTTTGCCTGTCTCAGATATTGAAGGCTTTAAGGTGTTAAATCAGCAATTGAATGCTTCTGTAGTTGGTTTAAATTCGGCAAACTTAGATATTTCAAATAACTCTATAATTCGCAGGATATAATGGCTGATTTTGTAGAATACGTGGCAAAACAGGGCGATAGATGGGACACTATAGCGTTCAAAGCTTATGGCGATGCGACTTTGATTAACGGATTAATTGAGGCAAACCCAACTATTGTAATTTCGCCTATTTTAGAAATCGGTACACGTGTAATCGTGCCGATTTTAGAACAGGGAGAAATACAAATTAATAGCGAATTATTACCACCTTGGAAGCAATAGGTTAATTTACCCGAAAAATAAAAAATGAACGTAGCAACACCAAAATTTACCGTCCTATACAACAATAAGAATATCACAGCCGATATTTCTAAGCACATGCTGTCACTTACATACAACGACAAGACCGAAGGCGAAAGCGATGAAATAGAAATTGAAGTTGAAGACGTGGATTTGAAGTGGCAAAATTCTTGGTATCCCGAAAAAGGAGCAAAATTAACCGTTACTATAGAATCCTTGAAATGTGGAGTTTTCGAAATTGACGAAATACAGCTTTCGGGGCCGCCCGACGTTGTTACTATTCGAGGTATGGCAACTGGTATTGTAAATTCATTACGTACCAAAAAATCAGATGCTCACGAGTCCAAGACTTTAAAGCAAATTGCCGAAAAAGTAGCTTCAAAAAACAATTTGACTATTCAGGGCGTAATTCCTGATATTACTTTTGGTAGAATTACCCAAAACAAAGAAACTGATTTGGCGTTTCTAAAGCGTATTTCTAGAGAGTACGGTGTTTTGTTCGCTGTGCGTGAAAACATCATCACATTTACGTCTATTTACGACATAGAAAAGCGTGGAAATAGTTTTGCGGTTGACAAGTCAGAAATTTCAACTTACTCATTAAAAGATAAAGCTGATGGTATGATAAAAAACGCTTCTGTTAAATCGAAATCAGCAAAAAAAAATGAACCTGTGGTTGCTGATTTAGATTTTTTTAAATATATGCGAGATCAAGGCTATTTCGCAACGCCTCCTGTATCAAAAGATTTCGGAGTTACGCATACTAAAGCCGAAAATAAGCAGCAGGCAGAGGCGAAAGCCAAGGCGATTATGCATCTTTCGGCAAGCAATCAGATGGAAGGCGATATTGAAATGAAAGGTACTACTTTAGCAATTGCAGGCAATAATTTTCAATTGACGGGACTTGGTAAATTGTCTGGAAAATATCATATAAAATCAAGTTCACATAAGATTGATAAATCAAGCGGCTATACGGTTTCGCTTGAAATAAAACGCTTAAATTTACCTGCAAAATCTGAGCAGATTACTAAGCGAAAAAAGAAACAGCAATCAAATAACGTTGCTGTTCGTAATTTTAAATTTCCTGATAACAAATATCCTTATGGAAATCCAACAAAAATTCAAGATTAATTAATATATTTGAAACATGCTAAGATTTGGAAACATAACCGAAGTTGATCCAGCCAAAGGATACGCCCGTGTAACATTCACGGATGACGGCATTGTTTCTGATTGGTTGCAATTTTTGACGTTGGGAGCGATTAAAGATAATTTTTCGCATACATTTTCAATTAATGAGCAAGTGGCTTGTTTAATGGATGAAAATTCAGAAGAAGGCGTAATTTTGGGTGCAATTTTCAATGATAAAACACCTCCTATTGGCGGGGGTGAAGGTATTTTTAGAGTAAAATTCGATGACAATTCAGTCATTGAATACAATAGAAATTCGGGTGAATACAAATTAGATATTAAAGGAAAAATAAACATTTCTGGAGAATCTGAAATTAATATTGATTCAGAAGCGAAAATAAATATCACTGGAGGTACAGAAGTAAACGTAAATGCCGTTAACGCTAACGTTGTAGCTACAGCAGTAGCAAAAATACAAGCTCCAGCTATCGAATTAACAGGAGCGGTTGCAATCTCTGGCGGTTTAACCGTTGGAGGTACAATTTCAGCACCTGGAGGCGGTGCAATTTCTGGTGACTTTGAAGTGAGCGGAGAAATAAAAGGAGCAACTGTTACAAATGGCACAATATCGCTTGGAACACACAAACATACAGGAGTTCAAACGGGAGGTGGTACTTCTGGAATTCCAACACCTTAATTATGGCGACAAAAATAGATGAAATAAAAGCAACGAATTGGCAGCTATCCAATAAAATTATTGGGCAAGTTGTCGAAGGAATTGACGATATACGCCAATGTATCGGAACTATTTTGACGACAACCAAAGGAAGCGATCCAATGCGAATTCTATTCGGTTCAGATATTTGGAAATTCATTGATAATCCTGTAAATACAGCCGTGGCTAATATTTCTGCCGAAATAATTGATTCAATTGGCAAGTGGGAACCAAGAGTAAGGATAAAAGAATTGACTTACAATATAACAGGGAGCAAGATTGATTTTGAATTAACTGCTGAATTATTGGAAAGCGGGGAAATCACCCAAATTTTATTTTTTATCGATAGACAAAAACAGATTGATCCTTCTGTTATGGGGCGTGCGTTTAGTAGTGGTTTTGATTTCGGATTTTCTTAAAAAATATATTAAAATGGCATATTCACAAGAGGAATTAAATAATATTGTCAATTCGTTAATTATTGACAATAACACAAATCAGGTAACACCTGCAAAAGTTAGGGAAGTATTTAATGCTGTAATTTCTAGTTTACCTGTTTCGGTAGCATCAGTAACCGCAACACCTCCGTTGTACATAGATGGATTTACAAGTATTTTTTCTATTTTGAAGACAGATGCTGAAACAAACGGATATTTAAGCAAAGAGGATTGGATCTTGTTTACAAATAAATTAAGTGACGTTGATACAGAAGGTATGTTTGTTAGGTCTGCAGGCGAATGGGTAGACTCTTTATCATTACCTATTTCAACAGCTACTCAAGAGGCTTTAGATGATATGACAGGAGGAAGTCAGACCTTACAAGAAACAATTGACAACGGAAATATTGCAGAGGTTGATGGTGGAAATAGCTCTATTAATTTTTTAAGTGGCTCTGAGAATTCTAGGGAGATAAATTTAGTTGTTTATAATGGAGGAGATGTCACTACCGAAAATAGTTCATCTTTTTTTATGCAAAATACTACGTTAGAACTAAACAACACATTAGAAGATAACAAAGGAAGTGGTATAATATTAGCAGATGGAGCTGTTAAATTGATAGCTCGAAATAACTTAGGGTCTAGTACAACTTTACACATACCTTCACCAATAGATGATGTTACTACCGTTGCTACTGATATATATCTTCCATTAAAAACAACAAGTGAGAATTATACTTTAGCTACATTAGATGATATTAAGCTAAAACAATACACAGTATCAACATTGCCAATAGGAGTTCAAGGCGATACTGCTTATGTTACAGATGCTTTAATTCCTACTTATCTTGTGGCTGTAGTTGGAGGTGGTGCAGTAGTTACCCCTGTGTTTTATAACGGAACTGACTGGGTGGCGTATTAAAAATTACACCAGACTAATTATTTAAGGATTAATTTTGTATTTTTGGCAATAAAAATATATTATTATGAAAAACTGGAAAACTTCTTTATTTGGAACGCTTACAGCATTATTTGGTTCGTTATCTACGGTTGAAACGCCTTTTAAAGCTTATTTTATTGCTGGTGCAGGTATAAGTGGAGCATTATTTGCTTTATTTTCAAAAGACCACAACATAAGCGGAAAATAATTTAATTAGCCTCCAAAATAGTCGTATATTGGAGGCTAAATTTAATCTATAGTATGAATTTATTAGAAGCCCTTAAGATAATAGGAATAGAAGTACCTGTTTTTATAGCAGGATCCAGCGGAGCAATCGTTTTTTTAACAAAAAGTAACAAAATGACAAAAACGCAACAATTTTGTACAGTGTTATCGGGAGGACTTTCGGCAAATTATTTAACGCCACTGGTTGGTGAATGGATGAATTTAGACAACAGGGTACTTTACGGAGTAGCTTTTATTTTAGGATATTCAGGAATGAAGTCGGTTGAATTAATCATATCTTTATTAAAGACAAAAATACCTCAAAATAAATAAAATGGCATTACCAACACCTGATTTTATAAATAGAGATCCTGCAGCTATTACTAAAGAAATGGTTGCTGATTACGAAGCTCGTACTGGCAGAACTTTAGAACCTGCACAAGTCGAAACTCTTCTAATCAATGCGTTTGCTTACCGTGAATTATTGCTCAGAAATCAAATACAGGATGCTTCTTTGCAAAATCTTGTTGACTATGCTAGATTTCCAATGTTAGATAATTTAGGTGTGTTGGTCGGAGTGGTTCGTTTACCTGCTGCATTGGCACAAACAACGCTATTGCTAACTTTAGTTGTTGGCCATGGAGATATTGTCATTCCTGCAGGATTGCGTGTAAATTCAACCGATGGAAGGGCTGTTTTTGAACTTGTAGAAGATACTTCTGTATTAGCAGGAATAGATACTGTTTCGGCTACGTTTATAGCTCAAACAGCTGGCAAGGCATCTAACGATTACGCTATTGGCACGGTATCTGTAATTTTAGACCCGCAGCCATATTTAGCAACGGCTTCAAATACTTCGGTTACTGCTGGAGGTTCGGATGAAGAAACAGATGAACAATTGCGTGATCGTATTAAGTTAGCTCCTTCAGCTTTTTCGAATGCTGGAAGTTATAAGGCGTATGAATTTTGGACTAAATCAACTTCGCCTTTAATAATTGATGTAGCGGTTACAAATCCGATTCCTGGAACTGTTGAAATTTTTCCTTTAATGGCAAATTTAGCTACTACACCACCTGAAATATTGGAAGCTGTAGAGGCTGTTTTGAATTCAGACAGAATAAGACCGTTAACAGATACGGTTATTGCTACTTCGCCAACGGCTGTAGATACCGCAATAACAGTCGGGTTAATTTTATACGATGGAGCTGTTCAAAGCGATATTTTACCAGTTGTAATAGCTAATTTAGAAGCGTTCAGAGACGGTAGAAGAAAATTATTAGGGCAAGATGTTGTTATTGATCAAATAAAAGCATTGTGCATGATTGATGGGGTTTATAAAGCAAACGTAACCGTACCTGCAACTGATTTGATTGTAGCTGAAACTGAATTTGCGAATATCACGGCTATTAATGTTACCGTAACTGGTACTAATGTGGGATAATTATTCGCAGTAATAAAATTATATGAGCCAAACTAACGAAAATATTTTAGCCGATTCAATTGCAGGCGTTCCGCATTTAGCTGCGTTCGATGCTATGGTAGCGGCACGCATGAATACTATCGAATTAGAAGCTCTTTTGGTTTACGTGATAGATAGCGTTTCTGCATCGGCTTTACCGACTTTAGCACGTCAATTTGATGTTGAGGGATTTGTAGGTTACGGAGCTGCAACAAATGACGCTCAACGTAGGGAAATAATTAAACGAGCTATTGAATTAAAACGTTATATGGGTACTGTTTACGCTATTCGTGAAGCGATGCGCATTTGTGGCTATACGGATGCTATTTTGAACGAGGGAATCGATATGGGTAATCCATTAATCGACTGGGCTAGATTTTCTATTGATTCCGAATTAGGCGATACGGTTGGACTGGACGGAGTTTCTCAATCAAATTTGGCTAAGTTAATTCGTGAATATAAAAATGTTCGCTCATATCTTGAAGGGATATCTTATTCAATTGGGATATTCGATACTATAGATCAATTATTTGACGAATTAAATATAATTTATGATTCACCAGTCATGGAGGAAGATTTAGGACACAGATCATTTTTCTACGACGGCACTTACAATTATGACGGTACTCAAAAACATATAGAATCAAATGATTCTTTGATTATAAATATACTTTAACTCATGGAAAAATTAGAAATAAAAGGGGTTTTTTATCTTGAAAAAATTTGCGCTAAAACAGGCGAAATTTTAGAGGTTTACACTGATAATAATTTAGTGGTGAATGGCGGTCGTACTGCTGTTACTAATTTATTAGGGGCTGGTACGTCTGGAAAGCAACTAACTAAAATTTCATTCGGAACAAACGGAACAGCACCAGCAGGTAGCGACACGGCAATAACGGGAGCGTTTACAAAATCATTGGGAACAGTTACGTATCCAACAATTTCAAGCGTTAGTTTTGCGTGGACTTTAGGCGCATCAGAAGCCAACGGACTAGGCATTCGTGAGGTTGGAATCCTGTGTGCCGATAACACGCTTTTTGCTCGCAAAACACGTGCGTTAATCGATAAAAACTCAGACATTATTTTGAACGGAAGTTGGACAATATCATTCTAAAAACATGGCAAACGTAACAGAATTATCGCAATTTGACAGCGGTATTTACCAACTAGAAACTACTGATCCTGTAGAAGGAGGCGCAAGCGGTGTTTCTAATTTTCAAGCAAAAGGACTAGCAAATAGAACCAGATGGTTAAAAGATCAGATTTTTCCAGGTGAATTAAAATGGCTTAATGTAGATGCTTCTTTTGTTTCTACTAATTTTCCAAGTGGGTTAGGAGTTGGTATCTATACAGGCTGGGCGGTAGCCAATGGCACAAACGGAACCGAAGATATGACGGGACTTGTGGCTATAGGGCAAGGCGGCAGTTACCCCATAGGAAGTACAGGAGGTAGCGCAGATACTACATTACCTGCTCACACGCACACAACTGCTTTGCCTTCAAATACTGGCGGTGTCGCTGGTAGCGGCGGTATTACCTACAACGGAGCTAACAACAACACCGTGACTGTCACCACGTCATCAGCTGGAAGTTCTGCTACTGGAAAAAACATGCAGCCTTACAGGTCTGTTTTATGTATTCAAAAAATTTAATAATTATAAAATGGCAAAAATAGAAAACTTATCGCCAATAGTGGCGAAATGGGAAGCGGGATTTATAAACGATCCGATCGACAAAGGAGGTGCGACCAATATGGGAATCACTATAGGAACATGGAAGCAAATAGGATACGACAAAGATGGTGATGGTGATATTGATGCGCAAGACATAAGATTGCTTGACGAACGTGATTTTGGTTGCGTTTTGAAGGTATACTGGAACCGTTGGCAGG